CAAAAAGAGCAGTTGATGCAGCACATCAACGAGTTGCAGGTCAAGGTTCGTCTTCTTGAAGAAAGAGAAAGGCTGGGTAAAAAATAATGTTCCCTCTCGCAGCACTCCTTGATGTCGGTGGCAAGCTCATCGACAAACTCATTCCTGACCCCGAAGCCAAAGCCAAGGCTCAGATGGACTTGGCAAAGATGGCCCAGGACGGTGAACTGGCAAAGATGGCCAACGACACCAAGCTATTCGAGATCGAGCATACCGGCGTCACAGAGAGGTGGCGCTCTGACATGGGTTCAGATTCTTGGCTGTCTAAGAACATCCGTCCTCTAGCGCTGATTGCCATCTTCGTGGCTTATTTCCTGTTTACCGCGTTGTCAGCGTTTGGCTACTACGCGCAGGAGTCCTACGTCCAACTGCTTGGTCAGTGGGGGCAGATCATCTTCCTCGCCTACTTTGGCGGCAGGACGGTCGAGAAGTTGGCCGATATGAAATACGGGAAAGACAAATGAAGCACAACTGGGACGAGGCTATTAAGCACATCCTCAAGTGGGAGGGTGGCTACGTTAACCATCCGTCTGATCCCGGCGGGCGCACTAATTTGGGAGTGACACAGCGTGTTTGGGAAGAGTGGACGGGTAAGCCTGCGACTGAAGCAGATATGCGCGGCCTTACCATTGAGATGGTGTCTCCCCTTTACAAGAAGCGTTATTGGGACGCTGTGCGTGGGGATGATCTTCCTAGTGGTGTGGATTTGTGCGTTTTTGATTGTGCCGTCAATGCTGGTGTTGGGCGGGCTTCTCGATTCCTTCAGCAGTCTGTGGGCGTGGCTGCGGACGGTGCAATTGGTCCCAAGACGCTGGAAGCCGTGACAAAGATGTCAGTCGATGAGATCATTGAGAAGTTCTGTGATCTACGCGAAGCCCACTACAAGAGCCTGAACACCTTTGCCACATTTGGTAAGGGCTGGATGCGGCGCTTGGACGGTATTGAGGCCGAGAGCAAACACATGGCTTAGAGCCTATGTCTATTTACACTTATTGGAGGTACAATGCGTAGTAATAAACCTGTTTGGGAAAAACAGCGACCCGCCTCTTTAGGTAAGTCAAAAGCCTTGTCGCCGCAGAAAAAAGCGGCAGCCAAAGCAAGAGCCAAAGCTGCAGGACGGCCATATCCTAATCTTGTGGATAACATGGCTGTGGCACGAAAGCGGAGTAAGTAGCATGGTAGTCGCAGTGGCAATGACGTATGACTCTTTGGTTGCTGACGTGCAATCATATTTGGAGCGTACCGACCAAGCTACGGTAGACAAAATCCCAACATTTATTATGTTGGCGGAGCAAATCATTGCTTCGGAGATTAAATTCATTGGCAACTTGACTGTTGCGACGTTTTCCCTTACGCCTAATGACCCTGTTATACAAAAGCCCGCGCGATGGCGTAAGACTGTGTCAATGACAATTACTGCCAATGGCAACAAGCAACCTGTGCTATTGCGTAAGTATGAGTACCTGCGATCATACTGGCCTAATGCTACGGACACAGGCACACCGCTTTACTACGCTGACTATGACTACTATCATTGGTTAGTTGCGCCTACGCCGGACATTGCCTACCCTGCCGAAGTACTGTACTACGAGCGTATTCAACCCTTGGACTCTAATAACCAAACAAACTGGTTTACGCAATACGCGCCGCAGGCTTTGTTATATGGCACTTTACTGCAAGCTATGCCGTTTCTTAAAAATGATTCTCGTGTGCAGCTTTGGCAAGCAATGTACACTCAGTACATGACCGCGTTGAAAGCTGAAGATCTGCAACGTATAGGTGATCGTCAAACCGTAGCGGTGGATTCATGAGTTACATTAGCCCATTTACAGGTCAGGTTATTCAACCTACCGACGTTTCATATCGCGCAATTACGCTATCAGCCAACACGCAGTTGGAGTGGCCTGTTAATGGTCTGGCAACTGATGACGCATCTGCGCGCATTATGAACGTGTCCGCCTCAACAGGCGGCCTACGTCTCGACATGCCACCTGCCAATCAAGTCTCGGTAGGCATGGACGCGCTAATTAGAAACGTAGGCGCTAATACTTTCACTGTTGCAGATTATGATGGCAACACAATCGTGGCCATTGCAGCCGGCGAAGCCAAGTACATCTACATCACAACCAATAGCACCAATGCAGGCACATGGGGCGTTATTGCGTTTGGTGTAGGTAGTTCCTCGGCCGACGCGGCAAGCCTGGCTGGATATGGTCTATTGGCCCTCAGCACAACGCTAAATGCAAGCCATCCTGTTACTACCTTCTCAACAAATGCCACTGCTGATGCCACGTATAGAGCTCAGGCATATGTATGGAGTGGCGGCGCAGGCACGTTAACATTAACTTCTGCGCTAACATTAGGCAATAACTGGTTTATGCTTGTGCGCAATGCGGGCACAGGCGCATTGACTATTGCCACCACGGGCGGTGAGTTGCTTAATGGCTCAACATCAATTATTTTGCAGCCTGCAGACTCTGCAATTATTGTATGCTCAGGCACTGCGTTTTATACTGTAGGCTTAGGCAAATCAACGCAATTTAACTTTACGCAGCTTACTAAAGTTGTGACCTCAGGCACGTATACGCTTACGCCATCTGAAGCGTCTAATGTTATTCAAAAATACACAGGTACGCTAACAGGCAATGTTACAATTGTTATTCCGCAAACTGTGCAGGTGTATTTTGTACAAAACGCAACAACTGCAAGCGCGTATACTTTAACTATTACAACAGGCGTAGGAGGTTCATCAACTGCCACTGTGCCTGCAAATAATCAAGCAACACTTATTTGTGATTCTGTTAACGTCGTAAATGCAAATACAGTATTGGCGGGCGCAACGTCTATATCTTTACTTGATGGTAGTGTAGCAAATCCGTCATTAAATTTTGCAGCTGAGCTTACAACAGGCATATATCGCGCAGCGTCTGGACAATTTAATATGTCTATTCTTGGCACAAATAGATTTACGCTATCTGCGCTAGGTCTTACTGTTAATGGCGCAGGTACGTTTACATTAGGCGTGCAAGGTGGTGCTTTTTAAATGACGCAAAAAGTTTTTTCTCTTGATACGTTACCTGGCGTACAGCGCGATGGGACGTACTTTGACAAAAACTACTACACTGATGGCCGTTGGGTACGCTTTCAACGAGGTAGGCCTAGAAAAATAGGTGGCTACAGAGCAATTACTACGCAATCACAAGGTTTGTCGCGCGGTATCTACATCAATTCTGAAGATGGTATCAACAAAATCTTTAATGGGTATGACGCAGGCATTGAAGTTGTCGATATTGACAATAATGGCGTAGGCTCTGGCACAAATCAACTCAAGTTTGGCGGCGACATTCTTACGCTAGGCACCATTACGGGTGGCACAGGCTATACCGCAGGCGTTTATGCAGGCGTAGCGCTTACAGGTGGGTCAGGTACAGGTGCTATAGCCACTATTACCGTTGCAGGTGGCGTGGTGACCGTAGTTACCATCACCACAAATGGTAATTACTACTGTGTAGGTGACGTACTTACTTGTCCTAACACTGCCATTGGCGGCACGGGGTCAGGATGGTCAGTGCTTGTTGCCACGGTTGATAGTGGCTTTACTACTAACCCTAATAATCTATGGCAGTTTGACGCGTTATTTGACTCACAAGGCGCAGGGGCTAACTTTTTGCTTGCGCATCCTGGACAAAACTTATCGCAAATTGATGCAACTGCAAATACGCCTGTATTAGGCGGGCCACTTAATGGCACGGTACTTGCGCCATTGAAAGATCTTAATGGGCCTACACCTACAGGCAATACAATTGAGGTATCGGGTGGCGTAGTTGTGTTGCACCCATACGTTTTTGTTTACGGCGACAATGGGCTAATTAAGAACTCAGTTGCAGGCGACCCATATAACTGGAATGGAGCTGATGCAAATGAGACAAACGTAGCGTCTACAAAAGTTGTCAAAGGCTTACCAGTTCGAGGGGGCTCAAACTCACCTTCAGGATTATTTTGGGCGCTTGACTCTTTAATTCGCGTGTCATATGCGCCTACAACAATTACTGTAAGCGGTACGCCTCAAACTTTTTATTGGCGATACGACATTATCTCGTCACAATCATCCATTCTATCTTCTCAATCCGTAATTGAGTATGATGGCATTTTTTACTGGATTGGCGTTGATAGATTTTTGCTGTATAACGGCACAGTGAAAGAAATACCGAACGTATTTAATCAAAACTTTTTCTTTGATAACCTTAACTACTCTCAACGACAAAAAGTTTGGGTCACTAAAGTCCCAAGATTCGGTGAAATTTGGTGGTTTTATCCTGCCGGCGACTCTGAAGAATGCAATAATTGCGTAATTTTTAATGTGCGTGAAAACTGCTGGTACGACGCCGGCTTTGGTGAAGGCGCCAAGCGCACGGCAGGTTACTTTTCACAAGTCTTTAAGTACCCTATTAATGCAGGCTCGGAGCTGTCAACCGCAGTTAGCATTTTTTCAACTACGGTGGATGCAATTAATGGCTCGAATGTGATTGTAGTGCCCATAACAAACTTAATTGGGCTTGGGCAATCAATTACTTGCGCAAATATTCCGGCAAACGCTGTGGTAAAGACTATTGCGCCTAATGCTACGCCTGGGTTTTTTGACGTGGCATTATATGACCCTTTAACTGGGCTTAACGTAAATGCAACGGCTACGGGCACAGGCGTAGCAGCTACATTTTCTACAGTTGCTGGTAAGATTGCACTTTGGCAACATGAGATTGGTACTGACGCGATTGCAAACCAAAACGTTACAGCCATTGAGTCTTACTTTGAGACGTCAGATCTAGGTTGGGTAGGTGGCGGGCCTGCGCAAACTGCGCCTATGGGCGACAACGTATGGTTGCGACTTGAGCGTGTTGAGCCTGATTTTGTCCAAGAAGGCGAAATGTCTTTACAAATTGTAGGTAGACCTTACGCACAAGAAGCCGATAAGGTGTCAGACCCCTATATTTTTAGCCCCAACACGGGTAAAATTGACATGAAAGAACAACGGCGTGAGTTGCGATTGCGATTTACCAGCAATGTTGTAGGTGGGGACTACCAAATGGGTCGTGTACTTCTAAATGCCGACATTGGTGACGTTAGAGGTTATTGATGGAACTGGCATTAGTCTATGACCCGCGGTACCATACTTGGGATACCTGGTCCAGTCTTATGTGTGAGGCTTATGCCGCACAGCAGCTTTCAATTGGCGTTGCAGAAGAAAATTGGCGTGACTGGGCTGCTGGTATTAACGCAATCGACGTGTTTATGAACGAGGCCATTCCCTCGCCGCAGTATTACAACGCGTGGCAAGACTGGGCGGCGGCGCTTGTAAACGCTGTTAATCCGCAACCGCAATAAGGCATAGCATGGCGCGGCGCAAAGCATCAACAAATCGCGGTACTTGGACTAGCGCGCAATGGTACAGCAGCGAGCGTTTGAATGATGTGCCTAGATACTGGGCACCTAATGATAGTGGGTTGATTACGCATCTGGCGTACATCACAGAAGAAGAAGTCGCTTTACTTAAGCAGCAGGCAAAAAAAGAAGGCAAGCCTCTTGCTACGCAGCAAGGCCCGGCAGGTGTGCCGTTTTTTGCAGATTCTAGCGTTCGTATTTTGCATACAAGCGCTGAGGGTGATACTGCCAATGACGTTCCGGTTAAGTGGAAGTCGTCGCCCAAGCACCCAATAGCGCGTCTTGTGTATGTTACTGACGCTCAGGCCGAGTTTCTTAAAAAGATGGATATCCACGGCTCTGGCGTGGATGAGCATGATCACTATGGCCCTGACAATGTGCCGTCCTACCAAGGAGACGGCGGTGGCGGTGAGGGTGGTGGTGGTAGTGAAGGCGGCGCTGGTGACGCTGGCATGGGTTCTGATTTTGGTAGCACCGGTAATTTTGGCGCCGGTAGCGGCTATGAAGGTGGCGTTGATTACGGGGGCGGGTCTAGTTTTGGAATGACCGGCAATTTTGGATTTGGTAGCGGCATACTAGGCTCAGATGCAAATGCTACCGCCGCTGTTAATGCTGCTATCGACGCGCAAACTGCTGCTGATTTTCAGGCGGCTATGGATGCAGCAAATGCAACGACCTCATCGGGTCTGACTGCCGCACAAGCCGCAGCGTATGGCGCTAATGAAATGTCTGCAACAGACATGGATGCTGTTGGGGCGGCGCTTGCAGCGGGCGCGTCACCGATGTCTGCAACAGATATTGATACGGCAACAGACGCAATTGCTAATGCTCTATCGCAAAATGCTGATCTCGCACAAATGGGTCAGGCAGAGCTTGATGCTATTGCGCAATCTTTAGCCGAGTCGGGTGTTGGCAAAGGCTTTTCCTTTTCAAACCTTACATTATCAAATGTCCTTTCGGCACTTGCTATTGCGGCAGGCAAGGCCTCGCCTGCTGGCGCAATAGCAGGATTGCTAGGTATAGCAGCAAAAGGATTTGGCGACAAAGGCTTGGCGCAAGCCAGCCAAGTTGTGGGTTTAATTTCATCCGTTGTATCTGGCAATCTTCCCGGTGTAATTTCAAGTATTGGCGGGTTAACTAATTCACCAGGACTAGCCACCACTGGCGCT